GTGATTAAGCATGCAGGGCTTCTTTTGTTTACCCATCTTTATAATAATAGAAGCGCCACAATCGCTGGTGCTTTACAAACAATACCATTAGGGTTTGATGTATTGTTACGCCCTTATAAACCTTTGGTGATGTAATTATGGCTATCGCGCGGTTTGAAAATGTTGATATTAATAGGCTGACATTTGGCACTGACGCATTTGGCGAATATACAACAACCACAACACTATGGTTTGTTGGAAGACCATTGGTTGCTGAAGTTAAAAATAGCGTGGCTATTACCGAGCGTTATCGGATATATTCTGATTTAATTACTTTCAAATTCAACTTTACGCCAAACATGAGAACGATTGTAGATGACCAAAACCTCTACAGCATTATTTATCGTGGTAATGAATGGCGTATTACTGACGCAATTGAAAGCAATGACAAAATGAGTATAACTTTGATGTGTTATCGCTCTGACCCTGAAACAAAGGCTTAATATGACTACACAAATGAATGTCAGTAATTATGCCCAAGCGATACAATATCAATTGGTAAGCATTGTTGGCGCTTCAGTGCCAGTTTATGCAAATTTTAACCGTAACTTTGCGACAGAGCCGTTATTTGTGACATGGCAACTTCGCAATGTTCATCAACCAGTTTATACTGGCGGAATACAAGGTAATAAAGGTATTGATAGACCTACATTTCAAATCAGTGTTTTTTCTACTGGTATGCAAGCAGGGTTTGATTTATCAAATACGATAATTCAAAGTTTGCATGGTTATAGTGGGCAGTTTGGTGGCGTTGCTGGTTTTGGCATTGCTAAAGCTGATGTCATGTGGCTCTATCATGGATATGATAACGAAATTGCATTACATAATATTTTTATGGATTGCACAATAGACATCCCAACATAAGACAGTATTTTTCAATTTAACTTGAGGATTTTTAATCATGGCACTTCCAAATAAAGTATTAGCAGGTTTTACCGCATCGCTATATGCACAGCCAACAACAACTCCAACACCATTGACATTAGCACAGCTATCTACTTTAGCGAGTGTTTCAGCGATTGCAATCAATGGTAACTTCATTCCTGTAGAAGCCATCCCAGCGTTTGGTCAAGACGATGCTGTAGCCAGTTTTGGTGTAGCAGGTAGCCGTCAATCTGACAAAATTCCAGTTCAATCAGCTCCAACAAGCATGACAATTACAGCCGCATGGAATCCAAGCGATGCAATGTTGTTATTAATTCGTGGCGATGCTTACAACGGAACGGTTGATAGAACATTCGTAATTGCCGCTTCTGACAATGCTTCTAGCCCAAACATTGTTTACTATGCGTTCAATGCTCGCGTTAGCCAATTCCAAATTGATGCCGCGCCTAGTGCAGAAGCTAAATGCACATTCACAGTTCATCCGCGTGGCAACATGTACGGCTGGTCTAATAACGCTTAATTAAGGGGAATAATCATGGCATTACCAAATAAAGTTTTAGCAGGGTTTAACGCATCACTTTGGATGCAATCAGGTGCTACACCTACAGCGTTTACGACAGCGAATCTATCAATATGGACAGCGCAGGTTACAACTCTTGTTGGCACAGCCGCAGGTGGTACTGGCGCAAGTGGTGTGGCATTAAATGTGGAAGCTGTACCAGCATTTGGTCAAGATGATGGTGTTGCTTCATTTGGCGTAGCTGGTTCTCGTCAAAGCGATAAAATACCAGTGCAATCAGCACCAACATCAATGACTATTACTGCGGCATGGAATCCAAGTGACGCTGGCTTACTTCTTATTCGTGGTGATGCCGCTAATGGCACTATTGATAGAACATTTGTGGTTGCGGCTTATGATGGTACAAATACAGTAGCTTATGCTTTCAATGGCAGAGTTTCACAATTCCAAATTGATTCTGCACCAAGCGCAGAAGCAAAATGTACCTTTACAATCCATCCGCGTGGGAATCAATACGGCTGGTCAAATAGCTAAAAATAAGCCCTGCTCTTGCAGGGTTTTTTACAGGATAATATATGAACATAAACTCACAACAAGATTTGTTAGGCTTTTTGATTTCACAAGCTGGAAGCGGTCAAAAGAATTGGTTTGGTTTTGCTGAACAACGATTGACTGGCATTAATCTTGCGCATGAAATTGCCGCTAATCATGCTGATAAAATGACACCAACTGAAGTGGTGGATTATGTTGTTGCGTTGAACAATTGCATTTATCAAAGATTAATTAAGGCTGAATGATGGCTACTAAATTTGAAATCACTGGGTTAAAAGAAACCTTACAAGTGTTTCAAGATTTGCAAGATGAAATCGGGGATAAAAAAGCTCGTTCAAAAATTTTAATACCAGCAGTCAAACAAGCCATGAAGCCAGTATTGGCAATGGCTAAAACATTAGTTCCTTATGATACTTCAGGTGACCATGAGGGCGTTCACTTAAAAGACACGCTAATGATAGTGGGGCGCAGACCAACAAACGCTGATAAGAAATCTAAATACATTAATGGCAATGATGCCGTTATTGCTATTGTTACATCAAGACCAATACCAAGAAAATTAAGAAAGCAAATGTTAGAAGCACATGGTCATTTGTATAAAGGCAAAGGCAAGGATAATTCTGTTTTTAATAAAGCAAAAAAAGAATTCTATTCAAGTAAAAACTTTATTTATGATGGTAGAGCCATGTTTAATGAATTTGGAACGGCTAAAATGTCAGCTAATCCATTTATGCGCACTTCATTGGAAAGCCAGTCTTCAATTGTGGCATCAAATTTAGGCGAAATTTTAAGACAAAAGATTGAACAATATAGGAGCAAGACAAAATGAGTAAAATATCACAAGCATTAGGTTCAAAATATCAAGAGAATAAACTTTCAATTTTAACGCGCAAATTTACCATTGGTGATTACACCGCAAAAGTTCGCGTGCCAAATGTAAAAGAAATGGAAGTTATCTATGAATATTTTAAAAACCCAAATGAAGATGATGTTGAAAAAACATATCAACAATTATTGTCATTATTGACAGCAGAAGAATTAGAAGAAGTCACAAAAACTGGAATGGTTGGTGGGCGCTCATTAAGAGAAACCGCTAAAAACAAAACTGTTATTCAATACAGGATTGTTGAGTACATTAAATTTTTAATTCCTGAAAATGGTGAATCTTTAGCTGATTTGGAATACTCTGATGTTGAAGAAGAATACCCATTTGCGATTCAATTGGCATTGGTTGATAAAATTCATGAAGTCATTAGTCCTGAATATAAAGAGATACATGCAAAGTAACAGGCTCATTAAGAACGCAAGTCAAAGCGGCAATGATTTTTAATGGGCATACACAAGACAATATAGACGCATTAGATGAAGCTACAATGAACGAAATAATAGTCATGTATGCTGATGGTGCAATAGGGAATTACGGTCTGCTACAGACGCTTGGAAGCCTTACGGCAGGGGTCTTTAATTATCTTAGAGCGCCAAATTCTACAGCGTATGAATTAAAGAGCATATTAGGCAATACTTATTCCTATATGTACTCTGAACAAACGGCAGACCCAAATGAATCTTTATTGACATTCATGACGCAAGCGCAAGGTTTTAGTATGGGCAAGTTTAAAAAGGAATAAATCATGTCAATCGTATCAAGATTAGGTGTTGTTTTAGGGCTAGATTCTGCTGAATTTAATTCAGGGCTTGGTCTTGCTCAAAATAAACTTGGTGGATTCAACACTTCATCCGTTGCGACAAAATTAGGCGTTGCCGCTTTAGGCTATGAATTCCTTAATGCCGCTAAAAGCGCAATAAGTTTTGCTGACGAAATAGCTGACATTGCTCAAACCAATGAAATGGCTGTAGGCACTATTCTTGAAATATCAAATGCTCTTGAATTAAGTGGTGGCAAAAGTGAAGATGCCGCAAAAATGCTTGCAAAGTTTACGCAAGGAATTGAAAAAGCAATTGATGGTGATGATAAAGCTCAAAGAAAACTTTTAAAAACCGTTGGCATTACTCGCGATGATTTAGAACATCTAAGTAATACTGATTTGTTCATGAAAATGGTTGATGGTCTTGATGATATAGGCGATGCAACTGAACGAAATGCTTTAAAACTGCAATATTTTGGTAAAGGATTTACTAAAACAGACATAAAACAATTCTCTGATGAATTGAAAAAAACTAAAGGTAATTTTGATAACAATGAGCAATCAATTACCAAAATAAATTCAGCAATGGATAAATTTGGCAAGATTACTTTTCAAATGAAAACCAATATGACCTACAACATTGGGGGTCCATTGCTTTACATTTCAGGGTTAGCTGAAAGATTTTTTGATAGCATGCAGAAAATAGTGTCATCTGCAAAAGAGTTATCACACATTAAAGGCTTAGAGGCATTTCAAGGTGGAAAAGAATTTGGTCAATTTGGCACTTCAACGCCATCTACAGCACCAAAATCTAATTCAAACATGCCAAATGTTCCAGCCAAACAAGGCGCTCCAGCAATCAATAGAAATGTTTATAGCGATGAAGCTAAAAAAGCCGCAGAAAAACTAACTCAAGAAATTGATAAACAAACTGACGCATTGCAAAAACAAATAAGACAGCTTCAATTTGAAACTGAAAACATTACTCTTGCCAAAACTGAAGCGGAAAAACTTGCTCTTGAATTTCAAAAGGGTGGGGATTATGACAAGATTAAAAACAAAGCATTAAAAGACCAACTTATAGATGCCGCAAAGTTAAAAGATTTGGCTCAAAAAGAAGCCGATTATAAAAAAGCGTCAATGGAAGAAGAATTAGCAAAAGGCAAACTTAAACACGATGCGCGTGAATCAAACAAACTTGAAATTAAAAATCTTGATATTGCCACAGAAAGATTAAATTTAACTAAGAGCATGGCAGGTCAAAGCGATACTCAAGTTCAATTGGCGTTGCGTTACTATGATTTACAGCAACAAATATTGCAAAAGAAAAAAGATGGCTTGGCTACTGATGAGCAAATTTATGACTTTGCTATTGCAAGCATGCAAAACATTGAAGCTGAAGAAGCCAATACAAGAGCGCAGAACACTTTTCAAGCTGGATGGAATAAAGCATACAACAACTTTACTGAACGCGCCCAAGACAGCGCGGCTTTGGGTGCTGAAGCGTTTGCCAACATGTCTAACAGCATGACATCGGCATTAGATAGGTTTGTTGAAACAGGCAAACTTTCATTTAGCAGTTTAGTTTCTGACATGATTAAAAATCTTATAAGACTTCAATTGCAATCGCAAATGAGTGGTTTATTTGGGATGCTTGGTGGTGGCGGTGGCGGTTTTGGATTGTTTAGCAGTTCAACAGATTTTAATAATGGCGCAGGTTTGCTTGGTGGATTTTTTGCCGATGGTGGCGAACCGCCAGTAAATCAACCAAGTATTGTTGGTGAAAGAGGTGCTGAATTATTTATTCCACGCACCGCAGGAACTATCATACCAAATGGTTCATTGTCATCAATGATGGGCGCTCAACCACAAACAGTTTATAATGGCACGGTAATACAAAACATGAGTGCTATTGATACGCAAAGCGGTGTCCAATTTCTTGCTAAAAATAAGAACGCTATATTTGCCGCAAATCAATCAGCGCAACGCGGTTTGCCACAGTCAAGGTAGAATAAAATGGCTACATTAAATACGATTTTATCGGTTGCAGAAAGCGTTGGTATTAATGACCAACGGTTCATTGGGCAAGTGGTATCGCGCAATCAACGCATTAGCACATCTGAAATTCTTACTGTTCAACCATTTGGGTTTGAAATTAAACCAATGGCATATTTGCAGTATAGTCAAAATAGACCATTGCTTAGCGCATTGCGTGAAGCCGACAAAGCAACGGAACAATACTTAAATTTTGGTTCAACTGGATGGGTTAATTATATTGCCTATCAAGGTGGGCTTAACAGCGCACAAATAGGGGCTTGCCTATGGCAGACATCAAGCGCAAATAAAACTCTTGTCTTAGGTAGCCTGCCGTCAGTTTCAAGCGGTAC